GGAAACACCTAGGGAGCGGTGTGAAGACTCTCTTCCTCGTCTCGTGGCTCGCATCCTGCCAACATCAGCGGAACGACTTGTGCGTGGAGGGCGACGCCTACTGCGGGCCGCGCGGCGACGACAAGTCGGCCCTCATCTGCCTCGATGGAAAGCTGGTTCGGCTCGATTGCGGTGGGCCAACGGGGTGCTCGCGTAACGGGCGGAATTCCGTCGTCTGCGACCAAGCGCGCTCCACCTTCACCGCGTTGAAGTAGCGCGATGCGCACCGCGCTAGAGCTGGTAGCCGCCCGCCGCATCGCGCTCAGGGTGCTCCGAAACCAGGCGTTCTGGGAGTCCGCCAGCCTGGACAGGAGCGACCCGGAGGTGTCGCGCGAGCTCCGGAGCCTCGGGGAGAAGATGGCGGAGTTGGCAGACCGGGGGACGCCTATGGTGCTTGAGGCGTTCTTTGGGAGTCCTGGTTGAGCAGTTCCGCCACCCGTCCCGAGGTCCCGAGCGGCACCGCCAATATTTCAAGGCCCCCCATGTCCAAAAGGTCGAGGGTGACGCGAAGCTCAACCCCGTCCGGCTCCAGCTTGAGGACTTTCGGTTGCCTTGCGTCGGCTACTGTCTTCAACACCGCCAAGGCCTCGGCTTCCGCGCCACGAGCGCGTTGGGCCTCGTGTTTGAGCTGGGCCAATGCGTCCGGATGCGTCCCGGCATTGTCCACCGCATTCAAGAACTCCGCCTCGCTCAGCTTGTGGAACACGATCATCGCGTCATCATCCTTTCCTCTGGATTCGCGTTCAGGAAAGAGCGTTCAGGAGTTTCGGGAGTCCTGGGCAGCCATCCACTTCGCTACCATCGCGGAGTGTCCCGCCCGCGCTTCTTCTTCGGTGGCATAGCGCCGGCAGTCGAGGTCCCCGTTTCCGTCGGATCCGAATGCCATCGACTCGAAGATGAGGGGCGGCCCTACGCCGGCAAAGTTGTGGTCGAGGCCGATCCACACCGTCGAGATGCGGATTCCGTCCGGGAGAAACGTCTCGCCAATCCGGCGCGCGTCGATGTCTTCGAGCGCTCGCCCCCACGCCTCCAGCTCCATCGGCTGGCCGTTCCTGTCGTAGTGCATCGGTCTCACGACCTCGCCTCTATCCCGCGCCCTGGACTCGCGTCCAGTTCCAGCCAAGCCGCGTTGCACCCGCCGCAAGCGAACTCCGCCCCACCGGGAAAGGTCACCCGCGTCCGTCTCCCGCCAAAGACCGCAGGTCCACACTTTGGACACGGCGAGCTCCGGGGGAGCACCGGCAAGGCGGACTCGTAGGGCGGGATGCGAAGCCGCTTGCACCAGTCCCGCACGTGCTCGTCGTCCCATCCGTACGGCGGCACATTGCCCTGGTTAGAACGGAAGTAGGACGCGAGTTGTTCCACGTGGCGAAGCATCCCGAGGCGACGAAATTCCTTGCCGAGGGCGATAAGTGTGGTTCGAAGCATGGCCGGCCCCTTTCCTGGGGCTAGCCCTGTAATTCTCGCGCAATCTGGTCAACGCGGGACTTTGAAAGCTTGAGAATCTCGCTTTGGTCCCGAACGCTCACCTTGTCCCGCTTCAGTTTCGCGATGGTGTCCCTAAGCCGGGCCATCACCTCGTTTTCGCGGGCCTCAATCAAGCTTCTCTCTCGAACATAGGCCTTGAGCCGTTTGCGGATGTCGGCTGAGAGCAAGATGTCATCCTCTAGCTCGACCGTCTTCGCGTTGGGAATGAAGAGGCCGAGCGCTTCGCGGATCCGCTCACGAGCCTGGGCAATCGACTTGCCCTGAGTGTGGCAACCGCGGACGCCCACCACGGAAGCCACCCACCATCCATCCTCATCCCGCTCGTAGCGGACCGTGTATGTCTTCTTCATCTCAGCCACCCCTTTCCCAAACAGGGCTCAAGGTCTCTCTCGATGGCCCGGAGCAGCCCCTTGCCCAGGTCCTCACCGGCGTGGACGGGAATGGTTGTCCGGCACGTTCCACAATGGACCCGATGGTGCGAACCGCTGATCCGAACCACCACGCATCCAAGAGCCTTCACCCGTCTTAGAACTTCTTTTGCTTTCACGCTTCACCAGTCTAACGACGGATTGAGAAAGTGTCCACTCGACTGGACAGATTTAGATGCTGCGCGTCTGACTGCCCTGGGCGGCGACGTCTAGGTCCAGCTCGCCATCCGAAGGGTTGCCCATGTCGCACCCGCCGCCGCACGTACAGGCCGCCGCGCTGATGGTGTTGTAGGTGGCGTTCCCGAAGTCTTCGCACTTGTACCGGTCCGCCAGGTAGTCGAACGCGCACGAGCAAAACGAGTACGAGGATTTGCCGCTGCTCGTACACGAGCTGGTAAACGCCGAGCGCGCGGACGAGCTCTGACACAGCGGCCCCTGGCCACAACCGGCGAGGCCGATGAGTACGAGGGCGGCGAGGATGGGGCGGCTCATGAATTCCTCCGCGCAACTTCGTCCTGAACGGTGGCGAGCCACTTCTCATTGGCTTCGCCCCACTTGGGATCTCGCGCCTCGACGCTCTTCCGGGCCGCGGAGAGTTGCCAGCTCAAGTCCGCCTCATCGATGTCGCACAGGAACTTCCCTTTGCTCTTCCCGAACCGCACGCGCGTTGCCTGGGTGCGCTCGGGTGCGTCGGTGCCAGTCGCAACCGAGGCGAGAGGGCGCGGCGTGGCGTCGATGGTGGTGGTTGCGGCGCTCTCGCCGCCGAAGGGAATCTCTTCGGCCGGCGTGGTGCTCAATCCCGCGTCCATCAAGGTGACAACGAATGCAAACGCCGTGCGGCACACGCGAGAGATGGCCCTGGTCTGCGCCATCGCACGCCGGGCGTACATCGGCCGGTTGCTCCAGGTCGGCTCATCGAGGCCTACGAAGCCCTCGGCGGTGGCGACCACGGTGCCATTCGCCCGGATGAGGTCGGCAACCGCCTTGATGCCGCGCTCTTCCTCGACCACTTCGCGAATGCTCGGCACGCAACCGTAAGCCGTGGCGATGGTACACCACCCCTCCACGGGCACGTACTTCTTGCCCTGGATGTCTTTCGCCAGGCCCGACACCACCGCCCGACAGACGAACGCGACGTCCGTTGCCTTGCGGATGATGGCGAGGGGCTTCTCTTCGGCCCCTTCGCTCTCCAGTATAGCCAGGGACACATCTTCCAGCTTCTTTGACTCACTCATGACGCACGCCTCTTCTTTCGCGGCTGTGGAACGGGAGGCACGCGCCGCAAGACGTGCGATTCCCAGAATTCTCGCGCCACGTGGACGCAGTACGCTTCGAACTGCTCGTCTCGCTGCACCTCGTAAGAGGTGACGTTGGACAACTCGAAGTCGGTTTTTTCTTTGTTGTCTTGGCCGAAGCCCACAACAACTAGGGCGAGCTCGCGCCCCGCACACATCAGCTGCCAAGCCACCTGCGCCGCATACCCGGCCGGAATCTCGTCGCCATCGGTCCCGTGCAACCAGTGGGGCGCGAACTGAGACTGACTTTTGTACTCGACCACCACCGGCATCCCGTTCCATCGGGCGAGATCGTCGATCTGCGCGTGCGCGAAGTCGTAGTCCGGGCTCGCCACGTATTCATCGGGCGGCAAGGGCTCCAGCTCCAACCCGAACATCCGCTGCCCATGGGCGCGGAGCACGGGCTCCATCGCCATCCCGCGTTCCATCGCGGCGTTCCATTCTGTGTCCGCGCCCTCGACGATGCGCTGGTACACCTCGGCCGGGCCGCCGTAGCGGGAGAGGCCCAGAAGCTTGGCGATGTCACTCCCTCCGATGCGGCGTAGGCCCATGGCGTTAGCTCCCCATCGCGGCGAGTGTGAGCGCGGCGTCTGACGGGGAAGGGGCCTTGGCCTCGAGGTAGTTCGACCAGAGGGCGTCGTCGATCTGCTCCTTGTCATTCTCTTCGAGGCACCGAATCTCCAGCGGACTCCACGAGAAACGAGACCCCACTTCGCGGATGGAGAGAATGTCGATGCACGCAGGCACGGAGAGCCGGCCGAAGGGATAGACCGACCGCGATTCGTCGAGACCAACATCTGCGACCACCTCAAGCTCAACGTCCCGTTCCATGCACTGACAGTGCAGACCCGCGGACGCTTCCTCGTCCTCGATGCAAGCGCCGCACGAGGTGCGCTGGACAATGACGGCGTGGATCGCGACGTGCATAGCTAGTGGTTCTCCGCGAAGCCGGCTTCAAACCCGGGAACGTCGCCCGCCATGGCCTCGTTGCAGTCGCTGCAGCGGTAGTGGAAGCACTCGCCGTCATCGCGCTCGGCGCAGAAGTAGCCATCGGGGAATTCGTCGCAGAGGTGAAACAGGTCCGCCTTGCTCGCCAAAACCTGCCGCTCCGTCCTCTCGCACCGCTCGCACTCTCTCGACATTTGCTCTCTCCCGTTTCGCGTTTCAGCGCGACAGAGAAGAGACTAACGGCCATTGCTAATCAATGTCAAGCAATGATTGACTACGCATCCTAGACCTGCTTAATGTGGACCCAAGTAGTTGATTGACGCACCGAGTGCGCGTCCTTAGAAGGAGGAGAGTCTTGAATCGTAGACGGGCAAATTCGAAGCTTGAGCGAGGTCGTGTGCTGAAGGAGTCGCAAATCGGAGTCAGGGTTTCGGGGGCGATGCGTGCGTTCCTGAAGCGACGCGCCAACGTGAAGGGCGTGAAGGAGGCCGCCGAGGCGCGTCTCGCGATGGAGATCTACAAAGACCTCATCGAAGGCCTCGGTGATGACTGGTGGGAGATTGCCCGTCGGGCCAGCACCTACGAGCAGGGTCCCGGAGCAATCATCGCCCAGGTCGTGAAGCAAGCCCTCGAACTGGAACGCAAAACCAAGAAGTAGATGAGCCCTAGATTTCGGGCCTTTGCGCGACGGGGTGTGTCTCGACCCTTGTTCAAATACACTGCTACCCATTGGGCGTGTTTGTTTAGCATTGACTATCCTTTGGTGGGTGCCCAGTGTGCCACGCGTTCGGCCTCCCTCGCGGCCGAGTTTGGACGCCCAGCATTTACTGGGCGCGAGTCAGGCGGCTTCGAGGGGGTCGCCGGGGCAGGTGCGGCGTGTTGTATCGGGGAGCAGCGAAGAGAAACGGTCCGGCGCGGAGCGAGCACGGACCCCGTCGCGCAGCTCCCGCCATCTTCCGGCCGTCCTGGGATTCGCGGATGCCTGAGGATCGACGGCAGAAAGTGACGCCGCTCGGGGGTGGGCGGTTCCGAATCACCACCACCATCATTGAAGACGTGGACGAGTCGCGCCTCTTGGAGTTGGGTCACGAAGTCCCGACCTCTGATGTCCCGTGGGTCGAGCCCAAGCCCGTTCATGCGGCGGATCGAGTCGCAGCGCTTCAGTATTGGGCGGAACATCTCGGCGGGTATGAGCCGCGCCTGAGTGGCCGCATCAACGTCTTCCTCCGTGAGTTCGGCCTCGCCTCCGTCAGGCAGGCCATTGACCAAGTCGCCGCCCGCCACATCAAGGGCGGCGCCGCCGTGAAGTATGCCGAGCTCGTCGGCGTGCTGAGACAACTTCGCGGCCGAGGCACCGGGAAATGAAACACCTGTCCGAAGTAAGGAGCGCCACGTGATGCCGATGAATGAAGAGGAGACGCACGCCTATGTAGACCGCATGGGTCCGCTGACCTTTGAAGAACTCGCCGCGGAGATGGTGCGCCTGGCCAGCGACCTTGTCGAAACAAGCAAGCTCAACAAGCCGGGCATATTCCACGTCACGTTTGTGTCCGCCCTGCAGCGCATCAACGTGCTCTCCATTGTGCTGAACGAGCGCGCCGAGGACATCGAAACACGAGAGGGAATCCAGTGAGCCAAGGACCTGGACCGAAGCGCTAAGCGGCGCTCTGCCGCGCCTGCGCACGAGAAAACACGCGGCCATGGGTGGTCGAGTACCCGCCCACCCAATTGAACTGAACAGATGTCACGTAACGCAAGGAGAAGAGAGATGATGATGCAGGTCAGCGAAGGGGTGAGCGCCGTGGGCGATGACGAGCCGAGGCGAAAGACGTGGAAGCCGCCCGCGGCATCGGTGCCGAAGGGTACGCCGGCCTTGGGGTATCCGCAACGGCTCGACAGGAGCACTGCGGCCCAACTCTTGGGCATCTCCTATCCAACGCTGGTGCGGTTGACCGACTCTGGGGCAATTCCGGAGAGCGCGATCTACCGCATCGGCACTCGCGTCATCTACGACCGGGACGCGCTCCTCGCTTGGCGCCCAAAGAAGAAGGGGGCCTAACGAATGGCGTACGTTATCCCCCGAGACAACGGCATCCTTCACATCGCGTGGATCGGTGAAGACGGCCACGAGCACAGGGAATCGACCAAGCTCAAGGACACGAAAGCGAACCGGAAGCTCGCGCAACAGAAGGCGGACGATAAGGAGCGGGCCGCAGCGTCGGTCGCCTCCGGCGAGACGAAGCCTATAAAACCCGACGTAACGTTCCGGGTAGGCGCCCAAATGATGCTGGACGCGCTCCCTAGTGACTACGCGAGCAAGCGAGACCTGGAGGCGCGGTTGCGTCTGTGCGTCTTTCCTCACATCGGGGACATGCTCTGTCGGCCCCTCGTTTCGGCGGACGTCCTTCGGGTTGTGAATGCGACGACGCTCGGGGACCTGCGGCCCGATCACATCAAGCTTACCCATCGACCGAAGAACGCCGCCGCGAAGTTGGTGGCACAGAAGAAAGAGCTGGCCCGGCGTGTCCCCAATGCCGAGGCGCCGCCGGAGACGCGCGAGAAAATACGCATCGCGATTCAGCAGACGTTCACGCACCTCATCAACATGGAAGAGATTGTCACCGGAAAGAATCCGGCCGCCGGGGTCCCGAAGATCGTCGGGTCGAAACGAAAAAAAAAGTTCCTACCGTGGCGACACACGGAGCAGCTCCTGGCGCACGTGCCGAAGAAGCACAGCCGCATCTTCCGCTTCGCCCTCGGCACTGGAATTAGAAAGGGTGAGGCGCTCCCTCTGGGCTGGACCGACCTTCTACTGGACGGAGAAGAACTCCCACCGGAATGGGCGGACCTGCTCGAGGTGGACGACCTCGACGGCGCTGAGGCGATGCCCGAGGGCGGCTATGCGTACATCTCAAAATCGCATCTCCGGGACGGAACGAAGGCGAAGAAGGATCGCGTTGTCCCTATCCCTGAATGGCTTGCGGCAGAGCTACGCCTCACCCGCCGGTTCTCTACCAGTCAATTTGTTTTCCCCGATGAGAACGGCGAGCAGCAGAAGCGCTGGGTGCCTTTGCACGATGTGATGCGCACCGCCCTGAAGGACGCGGGGCTTGTGAAGGGTTACGAGTTTCGGTGTGTGAACCGGGGGAAGACGCTCAAGTCTTGCGGCTACAGCGCCGTTCAGCGGGAGCCATCCGAAAACCGGAAGTGTCCCGAGTGCAAGCAGCTCTCGATTCACGTGGAGCCGGTCCCGATTGACCTCACCTTCCGCCATCTCCGGAGCAGCTACGCGATGGAACTGCTCAGGAGCGGAGGGAGCAACGCCGCCGTGGCCAAGGCACTGGGCAACACCGAGAAGGTCGTAGCCGAGCACTATGCTGGGCTGATTCCGCAGGAGCTCCTCCGCCAGGCCAACAAATTACGCCTCGGCCCCGGGAAGGATTTTGGAAGGAATTTGGAAGGTCGCACATCAAAATCAGGACAATTCCAGACGCGGGGTGATGAGGATGGACCTGTACCGAACTAGGAAAGACGCGGGTATGCGAGGCCTGATAAGGGGGGACTGCCCGGGCCGCTCTACTCCGGAGCCGAAGGCCAGAGGTTCGAATCCTCTATCGCGCGCTGAAGTAAGTAGCGGCGAGCGCTCAAGAATCGGGCGAAGTAGCAAAGTCCGGTTCAGTGCCCCAGGCGCGACTGGAAGGTTTTTGGAAGGTCGCCGTTCGGTGGCGGTTGTGGGGGCTCTCCTGTGAGCCCCCGCTACCGCGACGAGGCCACCGAAATCGCCCACCTCGAAGGGTCTGAGTTTCCCGGTTGCGGCACGGTCGGGGGCGCCACCGTGCGAGACCGCGCCCCGCACCACACGTGGGTTGAGACGCCCTGGAACGGCGAGCGGTGCGCCCGGTGTGACTTGCGCCGTTTCACCACCCAGTCAAGGCGTTGGGGTGATGGGTGGCTGTATCAGCGGCCTAACGGCCAGACGCGGATGGGAGCTGAGCCGGCGTGCATGCGGAGGGGCGGATCGTGAACACGGTCCTTGAATTCAAAGTCCAGCTGGAATCCACCACGTGTCCCGAGTGCGGGGTCGAGCACGCGATGCCGTCGCACATGCTCACCCAGAAACGGAACAACCGGGGATCCGTCTATTGCCCGAACGGACACTCCGCGGGCTGGAGCGAAACCGAAGCCGAGAAGCTCCGAAAGCAGCTCGCCGCGAAGGACCGGGAGCTCGAGCAGCAACGGGTGAATCTGGAGCTTGCCCGGAAGATGCGCGACACGGCCGAGAACAGCGCTCGCGCAATCAAGGGCGTCCTCGCAAAGGTCAAGCAGCGGGTCGGGCAAGGCAGCTGCCCATGCTGCAGGCGCCACTTCACCAACCTTCGTCGCCACATGACGAGCAAGCACCCTGGGTACGCCAAGAGCGAGGCCACGCCATGAACGCCACCCCGTTCAAGTTGTGGGTCGTCGCCATCATCGGAGCGGTGGCAGTCGCTTGGCTCGTCATTGAGCTGGTGGAGTCGATTCAATGAGCGCCCGGGAGCCCGACGGGAATTACCTGGGCGAGCTCGCGCTCGAGCGGCGCCAGCTCAAGGCGGAACTCAAGGCCCACCGCCTCCAGGTGGTGACGGACCATCTCCTGAGCGGCTACGGCTCCAGTGAGATTGCGGCGCGCCTTCGTGTGTCTCGGGACATCGCGGCGCGGCTGATTGCGCAAGTGAAGCGGGGCCAGTCATGAACCAGCTCGCTCTCTCCTTCGACGAAAAGCGCAGGCTCGGAAGGCAGCTCGAGCGGGTGCGGGAAATGCTCTGTAGCCATGCAGGCATTTTCTTCACGCTGGAAGAGATATCGGCACACACCGGCGCGAGCGAAGCCTCTGCATCGGCCCGATTCCGCGACCTCAAGAACGTCCTGGGACTGAAGACAGAGAAGCGGCCCATTGCCGGGCATCGCTGGGAATATCGGGTGATGGGATGAACACCTGGGCCGATGTGAATGCGTGGAGACAACGGCAGGCAAAGGTGTGGCAGGAGCTTGCGTGGCAGTTACTCGAGCTTGGCTGGACGATTGTTTACACGGATGACGGCCAATATGGCGCACGCCGCCTCCGTGAAGGCGATCCGCTCGAGACATTCTCCCGTGACGGCGACCCAGAGGTCAGCGGCCGGACGCCGGAGCTGCTTCTGGCCACGGTCCGCGCAGTCGTACAGAAGGGCCTGGGTGCCGCATGAGCGCCGCCCTGGACATGTTCCCCGAGACTCAGCTCGTCCCGGAGTCGGAACCTGACGAGCGCTACACCCCGCGTTCTCTCTTCGATCCGCTTCACAAGGAATTCAATTTCACGCTCGACGTCTGCGCCACCGCGGAGAGCGCGAAGGTCCCGAGGTACTTCACGAAGGAGCAGGACGGGCTGAAGCGGTCGTGGAGACGCGAGCGCGTCTGGTGCAACCCGCCCTTCTCCGACATTGAGCCGTGGGTTGTGAAGGCGTGGAACTCGAGCGCCGAGCTCGTGGTGATGCTCGTCCCCGCCGTTCGAACGGAGCAACCGTGGTGGCAGACCTACGTGGAACCCCTTCGGGACAACTGGGGCAACCACTCGCTCACCACCCGCTTTCTCCCCGGGAGGATCCGGTTCGGCTTCCCAGGCAATCCCGCGGGCCACGGCGTTGGCTCGCCGATGTTTGGGTGCGTTCTTCTCATCTGGAGGATGCCTTGAACGTTCTCAATCTGCTGAACCCTGAACTGAGACGACAACTCCGGAAGCAGCGCATCGCGGAGAAGCGGCCCACGTGCCTTTACTGTGGACGACGCCAAGAAGTGTTTGGGGTCGTTGCGCGTGGCGGCGCACTCGTGAAGCCGACCTATACGAACCGGCTTTTCCCTTGGCGGAAGTTTGTCGCGCACTTGGGCGCTGACGAGAAGACCTGCAAGGGGAGCGGTCAGCCCTTGTGCATCGCGCGGGGGTTCGACCGATGACCGAACCCGGCGCGAAGCACGACGAGGGCAAGCACATGATGCGGCTCCTCCCGTGGGCGTCGCTCAAGTGCGTTGTCCGCGTCCTCGAATTCGGGATGGTGAAATACACCGAGGGCGGGTGGCGCCACGTCAAAGACGGGAAGCAGCGCTACCTGGACGCCGGCCTTCGTCACGTCGCCGACTACCTGGAGGGCGAGGAGAACGACCCCGAGTCCGGCCTGCACCACATCTGGCACGCGGCAACGGACTTCCTCTTCGCAATCCACTTCTTGGGGGAGCAATGAAGACCTCAAGCGGCCGAGAAGAAAAACCCTGCACGGAACCTTCCGAGTGCCGGAGCTGCAGCGCGGAGATTCTCTGGGTCATCTGGCCCAGGTCGGGCAAGCGGATGCCCGTCGATGCCGTTGCAGACATGCGGCCACCACCGAAGGGCGGCGACATCGTCTTGAGCCTGGTCGGCGGCGAGTTCGGCGCGCTCGAGGCGGAGAAGTTCTACGAGCCCAAGCACGGCCCGAAGCGCAACCGGTACACGTCTCACTTCGCGACTTGTCCGAACGCGAGTCAGCACCGGAGGGACCGATGACTCCCCTTCGCGCCCGCCCCGGTTCGTGGCCGTTCTGGGCACAGCTTGGAACGTCGCTTCTCATCTCCTGCGCGCTCCTCTGTCTCCTGGGCGCAATCTTCGGGTTCGGGCCGCAGATGGTGAAACGATGATTCTCAAATTCCTTGAGCACACATTGTCGATGGCCGGGTTCTTGGTGTGGCTCACCCTAGTGATCGCCGTGGCCCTCGCGGGGCTTTTGCGGATCGCCCATCGGAAACACAAACAACAAGGGGAAGAGTGATGAGCGAGACAACTGAGAAGCTGGAAGCCCCCCGCGGAACGCCCGGCCGAGCTCGCGCCACCCTGGCGCAGATCCGGGCGATGCGCTCGCAGCGGCTCGACGAGTCGGACCCGGAACGCATCGTCCGGATGGGGATGGTCTGGAATCGGCAGGTGTGGAGAAAAGTCTCCGGGAGTGGCCTGGCCGCGATTTTCGAGATGGAGGGGGGAGAACAGTGAGCTACCTGGCGTTTGAATTGGATGCCCTGAAGAAGGTCCCCGACTGTGCGCGCTCCGCGTGCCTGGCCGAAGAGAAGCTTGGCTACGGCCTTCTTCGTATGTGGAGCCATTCTTGGTCCAACAAGACGGACCGCATCAAGCGAGCCCATCTGATGGGTTTCTTCGCGGATGCGGACCCCGAGAAACTTGAACCCGCACTGGAGGCGTTCGACTTCGTTGAGCGCGGCGAAGGGGACTTCCGAATTCGTGGCGCTGAGCGTTATTTGCGCATCTCCAAGGGCCGTTCCAAAGGCGGAAAGGCGACAAAGGGGAACCTCATTCCAGGCCCCCATAAGGGCAAATCTCCGGAGAGGCCAGCCGGAGACCCAGCCGGAATGTATGCCGGAGAGAAGCCGGAGACCCAGCCGGAGAAGTCTTCCGGCTCACCTCCGGGCTTTCACCGAGCAGCGAGCACCGAGCACCGAATAACAAAAGAAGATCTACCCGCCGCCGCCCAGATTTTGAGCTCATCAGTTTTGAAACCGGGAATAACCGCGGCAGGGGTGGAACATTTTCCTTCCGTTGCGCCTGACCCCGACGAAGCCGAACGGCAGCTCAGGGGGGATGAGGGCAGCTTTCCACCCACAGGCTTAGGTTTCTGTGGTTGGTGGAACGACGCCAGACAGGCGCAAGGGCTCTCGACCGAGTTGTTCAACATCGCCGAGACGGCCCAATGGGCGGAAAGGTGCATGGTGGAGGTCGGTCAGGAACGCTTCTGGAGGGCCGCGCACGGCTTTCTGGACGACGAATTCTGGCGCCCCAAGGGTTGGCCCCTATCCGTGTTCCGCTCGGACCAGGTGTGGCGAACGCGGGCCAACGACCCGCCCCCGCCCAAGCGGGTGCGCGCGTGAAGTGCCTCGTTTTGGGTTGCAACCTGGGTGATCTCACGTTGCCAATGGAAGGCGTTCCCGTCTGCCATGCGCACTACGCGGAGCTGTGGGCGCATCTCGACGGCCAGGACGAGAAGCACCAGAACTGGCCCGGAAGCGAACCCGTCATCCGGGCGTGGGTGAAGGCGAAACAGAAACCCGAAAAGGAGGTGCGGCATGGACAAGCCAATGGTTGATTTTACGAATCTGGTGGCTACTGGAACGAAAACGGAGGGGTCCGAGGGGTCTGGTAGCCACCACACCCCTGGCGACGAAACAGGGGCACGGGCGGAGCGGTTGGCGGAACTCAGAACCTTCCAGCGCAGCGGCGGCGGTTGCACAATGCAGGACCGGGACTTTCTCCTCGCCGAGCTGGACCGCGTGACCGCGACCCTCGAATCGTTTCGCTCGAGCAATCTCCGGATCCTCCAGAATGAGCGAGATGCGTGGAAAGAGCGCGACGCCGCCCGCGCCAGCCGAAACGCTTGGGCGGAGAAATGTGCGGAGTTGGAACGGGCGCGCGCTGAAGCGCTTGACCTCATGAGCAACGCCAGCCTTCGCGCCAGTCGGATGCAGGATCAGCGCGACTATGCCGAGGCCGCCCTCGCCGCCAGGGGGCTAAAGCCGTGAGCCGCGTGGACCGTTCCGTGCCGATGTCGCCGGAAGAAGTTGAAGCCGAACTGGTGAAGGCGCTGAAAGAGCGCGATGAGCTCGAGGCCCAGTGCGCGGCGATGCGCGCGGAAGTCGTACGCTTGTCGGACGCGTATGAGGGGCTCGCCGCGGCGCGCTCAAAGGCCCGAGCCCAAGCCCTCGAGGAGGTGGCGCAGATGGCGGCAAGGAACTGGGAGGACGGCGAAGCGAAGGCCGCCGCGATCCGCGCGCTGAAGGAGAAGCCGTGATCTACCTTCGATGCCCCAGTTGTGACGAGGCCTACACCAGCGATCACGTGTGCCGGCCTCAGATGTTCGTCACGGGGGGCCTGCCCCCGCCCGACGTGAGTCTCATCCGGAGGCATGAGGAGTTGAAGGCCCAACTCGCCGAAGCACGCGCGCTCCTCAAAGAACTGGAGTGGTCCGGCTTGGACGGATGGGTTCCGCCGACCCCGTGTTGCCCTGTCTGTCCCGGGCAAAAGGACGAGATGGGGCACGAGCCCGGGTGTCGATTGGCGAAGGCGTTGGGGGAGGATGGCGCGTGAAGGGCCTCTGGACTGGCAGGGTTAAGCTGGAGGTTGCCGGGAGGAGTGGTCGATGTCTCCACTTGGTTCGACAGCGAGATGGGCGGCTCGAGTTTCAAATTGGTACGCCTTCCAGAACAGGTGAACCAGGCTGGTTCACCTGGGAGAGCGTACAGATTCGGCAGGATCAGATTCAGCGGCTGCGGGCCTTCTTGGAGGGCGCCTCTTGATCTCCTTCTCCGTCCCCATGAAAGCCCCGTCCACCTCAAACCTCCGCGAGCACTGGAGCGCACGGGCGAAACGGGTGGACCGGCAAAAGGTCGCCACGCGCGCCCGGTGTCCGGTGTGGACCCAAGGGCCTTTGCTTGTTGTGACGCTCACTCGGGTTTCACCGCGGACACTGGACGACGATAATTTGAGGGGCGCGCTCAAAAGTGTCCGGGACGGCGTTGCGACCTGGCTCCGAGTGGACGATGCGACGCCGCTGGTGCGGTGGGAGTACGCTCAACACAAAGGCGAGCCTTCAGTCCGAATTGAAGTGAACTTCACTCACGAGGAGGCAGGACATGGACGCAGCATTTCAAGTGCATCTATTGAATGACCAGGGCAAGGCGAAGGCACAGCGGATTGCGCTCGGTTTCGACGACTTATTGATGGAGCTCAAGGAGATTGTCCCCGAAGGCCGTGAGCTCGCTCTCGTTAAAACGAAACTCGAGGAGGCGTGCTTCTTCGCAAAGAAGGGCATGGCGCGGGAAAACTCCGACGAGCCGCCGATGAGCAACGGCTAGGCGGGACCTCTGTGGACCACCTGGGAACTGAAGCCCTAGGGCTCTACGGAGGCAACACATGCACGGCAATATTCTGGTCCCGTATCAGAGCGGCAACGCTGTGGTGGACATCATCCTTTGGTTCGCGTTTGTCTTCGCCTTCGGGTTCTTCATGGGCGGCGGATGGACCGTGGTCACCAAAATACTGAGGTAGGAATGACCGACGAAACGAAACCAGTGCGAAAAACGGAGCCAGTGCAGAGCGCAATCCGGGCTCTTGAGAAACTGACTCAAGCAGAACGAGTCCGCGTCGTCAAGGCCGCCGTTGCCCTATGGGGAATCGCCATCTGACGCGGAGGCCAGCTCGTCGCTTTGGTTCCCCTCGCCCGCCTGGAGCTGCTTGAGCATCTCCTGATACTGGGGGCTCTTTTGGGCGAGGCTGAAGTGGGCAGCGGCCAATTCCTGCGGCCCCTTGGAAGCGGCTCTCCCCAGAACGGCCCCGTACTTGCCAAGTGTCTGGGGGTTGCCCACCAAGGCCTTTCCGATTTTCCCGAGCCCGCCGTAAGCCATCTTCTGGGCAACCGGAAGCATCGCCAGCCGCTTGATGCTGTCCTTCGCTGGCCCGGCAATTTGCCCAAGCGCCGCGCCTTCCACGAGGCCCGAGGCGCCCCCATGGCCCAGGCCCAAGACACCTGCGGCAATGCGCGGCGCGTACCTCTTCACGCGGTCCATGGCCTGCTGCCCAAGGTACTTTGCGGACCCGTAGTGTTCCGCGAGCTGGGCCGCACGTTCTGGCTCGGTTTCCGCGAGGTGTTTGGCCTGAGCTTCTGCGGTGTCGAAATTGGCGAGGGAACTCTCAAGCCGGTCTGCCTTGTTCGCGCCCAACCGTTCAGCGAGCCTCTGAAGGCCGCCGCTCTCCTCGAAGGCGTTCAGCTTCGCGGCGTCGCCTGGGGATAGGAGGCCCTCACGACGGAGCATCAGCAAGTCTTTGATGTCGGAGTAGGACTCGCGGGCCGTGGCACCGAAGGACGCCCGCGAAGAGAGGGTCTCCTTAGCCGCCTCCTTGAGGGTTTTATCTGCAATCTGCTGTTCCGCCGCCGCGGCCCGTGGAGCGGCGAACTGCTCCAGCTTGCGGCCGATGGCGCCGAGGCCCTTCCCCGCCAACTTACCGAGGCCGTAGCCCGCACCCGCGGCGAGGCCTCCGCCAACCGCGCCGCGGCCGGCGTCCTTGAGCGACTGAGCATCGAGCTCATCCGACTCGCCCAAAGAAGTGAGCCCGCCTTGGGCGGCTCCCACACCGATTTGTGGCAGGAGCGAAGACCCTCCGGTGAGAGCAGTTGCGGCGACATTGGTGGCGACGCCTCCGCCAACTTTTCCAGCTGAGTAAGCGTCGGGATGGGCGGCTTCCGCGGCGGCGTTGGCTGCTCTGGTGGAATCACGTCCCGCCTTGTAGTCGGCGTCAGTGGTGTCCCCATCCATGGCCAGCTTATTCATCGCGGCTCGGCTGAGCCCCATCAGCTCGTCACCAAGCCCCATCGAGCCGCCCTGTGCGACGCCACGCGCCAGAGCCTCCGTGGTGGAGGGAGCTTCGGGGTGATCGTCCCAATTAAACCCGCTGCCTTGCTTTGCGTCGGGGTGGGCGTCCCAATTGAAACCAGCCATGGTCTACCCCTCGACCAGCTCGCCGTGATCTGCCAGCGCGGCCTGGACTTGGTCACGGGGAATCAATTTGATTTTGCCATTTGGGGCGCGTATCTGCACTGGACCCGTGCCGGCTGGGAGTTCCGGCCCCGCTCCCGCAGGAGCGCCGCCTACGGCCCGGAGTTGCGCGGCCTGGGCTGGATCCAGTCCAGCGGCCTCGAGCCCACTGATGAAGTTTTCCTTGGTCTCTCCGGTGGTCCGCTTGAGTTGGCGCAGCTTGTCCTGCGCGTTGCCCTCGAAACCAGCCACGTCAGGGAGCTGGGCCGCCGCTGCCTTGAGCAGTTCCGGATTTTCACCTTTGGCCAGCGGATAAAGTGCCGTCGCGAGCGGACCCACCTTGGTGGCCTTGAGGCGCTCATACTTTCCCGCATCGCCAATATTGAGAGCGCCACCCGTCAGGGCAGAGATGCCCTTCTCTATCGGTCCAATGTTTTTGTGCGCGGCCATCAACTCATCAATGGCTGGGCCGGCCCCGGAGATGTTGGACACCTTCGGAAGCTCTGCGGCAAGGGCCGGCGTCGTCGCGTGCTTCGCCGCTGCCGCTGCCAGCTGCTTCTCCGCCAGAGCAGTCTTCCCGCGCTCCCGCTCCATCTGAAGGTTGATGTCCTGGCCGCGCCTCGTGAGCCCCTCGGATGCTTTCTCGTGCGCTTCGGTTGCTTTGTCGCGCGCCTCTTCCCGGAGACGGCTCAGCTCCTTCTCGCGTTGTTCGCCTTTCAGCTTGGACGCGGCGACGTAGTCGGCAGTTTGGTCAGCAGTGAAGTCAGCCGACGGCTTGATGCCATAGGCGGCATACAACATCGCGGCGTTGCGCTTCGTCAGCGGGCTACTGGGGTCACCCATGTCAGCTTGCCGCTGGGCCTGGGCGTTCTTCGCCTTGTTTTCGCGGACCTGCTGCAGATAGTTGTACTTGTTGGCCAGGTCCTGAAGCGGCTTTTGCCGAGCCTCCGCGTTGCGCTTCTGAATGCCCGCCGAGTCGCTCGTGAAGGCGCCCAGGATGTTCGAGATGGTCGAGCGCGTGCCCATATCGTCCGAGGCCTTTTGGGCGGCATCGAACGCCATTTCCTCAGGGGATTTACTGGGGGTCTTGGGTGTCGCGGTGGCCGCTGGACTTGAAGGCGCGGCGCTTTGCGCAGGCCCACTGCCTCCGGTGCCCGGACCCGTCGAATCCAGCGCGGCCACCTTCGCCGCAAGCGGATCCGCCTGCATGGGCTGGCTGGAAGGCCTGGGGATGGTCGCCGCGGCTGCACGGAGTTTGGCGTCATCTGGAGCGGGCGGCGGGAGAGGCCCCTCTGTCCGCGTAGGGCTCAAAATCCCGCTCATGAAGTCCGGGGCCGGGGATTCGGGCTGCACCTTGGCCAGCGCATCGTCCACCAGCTTGGAGGTCTCGAACGCCTTCTTGGCTTGCGTGTTCTGCACGGCCTTGACCATCGGGTCGGCGTACGCACCAGTAAAACTATCCCAGAGGCCGCCCATCACCTTCCCCCGAGAAGCTGCTCAATGAAGGCGTCGCGACCGGCCTTGCCCATGGGCTTCGGCTTGTCCTTTTCCTTGATGACGTGGCGGATGCCCTTCTCGTCTTTCACCACATCCTCGGGGCGGACTCTCTCCACGTCCTGAGCGATGACACCCTTGTATGTCTGGCCGGCTGGGTCTCCCTTGTACGCGAAAGTTTTCTCCGGGACGCCCTCGATTGTCTCTCCGGTAGGCTCGATGTCCTGCTTGATGCGCTTGTCTGACATTGCCGCCATGCTGGCGCCCTTCATCAGCGCATCGCCGACGCTTCCCGCGGACTCGCGGGCCTCCTGCGCGCGTTGAAGGTTGGTGCCGGCGAGGGCCTGGTCTCCAGCCGCGATGCCCTGGGCGCGGTTGAGTGAATTCTGAGCGGTTTGCTGCTGCGCTGTTTGCAGTTGGCCCGCGTTGAACTGGCCGGCCTGGTTCTGGCCCTGAGCTGTCTGCTGGGCCTGCCCTGTGAGGTTGCCCCCCACTTGCGCCGCGCCCGAGATGGCTTGGTTTCGGCGCGTCGCCGCATCGGCGGCGGCCTGTGTCCCTGCCAGGGCGTTGGCGTTGGCACCCGCCTGGTTTGCCTGCATCTGCGCGGAGAGCGCCCGCCCCGAGTTGAGCCGCCCTTCCTGTGACGCCCGTTCCAGCGCCGCGTCCGTGTTGGACTTGGCAACCTGCGCGGTCTGGGCTTGGGCTTGGTCGAGCGCGGCCTTGGACTGAGGGTCCATGCCGCCCATCTGGTATTCCTGTTGGAGCTGCCCAAGTGCCGCCTTCTGCGCATCCTGACCGGCTGGGTCCAAGTGCTGGTAGGCGTCCTGGGAGGTCTGTCCCTGGATGGTGGGGTCCACGTCTCCAAAGATGCTGATGGCATCGTGTTGTGCCCGGGAGGCACGGTCTCGAGCGTCCTTGTTGAAGGCGTCGCCGATGAAGTCAAAGAGGGCCATGCCCTCCCCTAGGGCTTGCTCGCCCAGGCCTCACGCCGGCTCCGACAAGAGCAGAAAGCGCAGGGCGAAGGTCGCCGGGCCATAGAGTGAAGGAATGGCCTGGAGCACGATGTTCCCTTTGCCATCGTCGTACCAAACGGGCGCGCCTGGATTCATGATGAGTTGGGAGGTCCGCGTGTCCTGGCACGCGGTAATCCACAGGTCCGTACACCTGCCGATAAAGCCGTGAGGGATGGTCTGTGGGCCGATGGCGATGTTGGAAGCGAGGCTTTGGTCCGCGGCCATCCAGGAAGCGCACATGCTGATGAACGCGTTGCCCGCCGCAAAGGGGATGACGTCTCCGGTGGTGCCAACAATCAGCCGTCCATAAGCGCCGTTGTCCTCGGTGCTGAGGTTGAGCTGCTGGTCCGGCCTATACTTCGCAGGCAGATTGAAGGCTGGACTTGCCACTGTGCCGCCGGCGATGCCGCCCTCCATCACCACCAGTCCGCTGGAAAGCTTCTGGAATTGGGTGGTCCGGCCGCCGAAGTCGCTCCAGCCGCTGATGAACGTGGGCCGTTGCCAATATGAGAGGGTCGGGACTTTGGCCTCGATGATTCGCGCGACATGGTTCTCCTTGAACGTGAGCGCGCCCCTCAAGGCCTGCTCGACCTGGCGGGTGAAGGTGTTGAGCGGCTGGAGGCCACCCTTCACCCCAGGCGCCTCTTCAGGCCGCAGCTGCAACGGCGTGATGGGGGCGGCCACGCGCTAGCCCGCCTTCTGGTACGGCGTCCGCGTGCTGATGGGCCGATAAACGAGCGAGGTGCTTTGGAGCTCGAAGTTGCACAGCGCCGCCTGATGAATGAAGCCCGCGGAGAGGGAAACGCCGCTGCCCTTGTTTCGGCTGAAGCCGGCGCGGATATTCACGTTGGCCGGCTGGCTCGGCCGACCCAGGATGATGGCGGTGTCTTGGGTGGGCTCCATGTCCGTCGAGGTGGTGACGACGAGGTTCGGCGCTTGGAGCAAACGGAAGTTAAACGCGAGCTCCTGAAACTGGTGGAACGCGCCGGAGTCCTCCTCTCCACCCGCCCAGGGCAAGTAGGTCAACGTGTTGAGGATGGCCTTGGCGTACGTGGCGGAGGCGAGTGCCCAAGTCCCCGGCACATCCAAGGTGAGGACGTTGGCAGGGGCCACTGAAACCACGCGCGCAGTGTTTGCGCCCTGAGTAATGACGTCCCCCTTTCCAGGCCCCGCCATGGTGATGGTGGTGGAGTTGGCCACGTTGGTGATGGCGGCCGTGCCGCCGATGTCCTGGTAGTCGGTGGCCGCGTAGTCCTTTCTTTCCCAAATGACGTTGGAGCCATCCAGAACCGTAAGCTTGCCGGTGACGGGGTCCACGAGCCCATGCGTTGCCGCCACGGGCCAGCGCATCCAGGCGCGCTGCCCGGTGTGAAACACCCAGGCTTGAGTTGCGTTGGCATCCCCGTCCAGCGTGGGAGTCCAAAGGATGTACTGACGCTCGGACGCGTAGGCGACGCCAAACGCCTTACTAAACGCGCTCGGTGCCTTGGTGAGGAGAGCGAGCAAGGTCTGTTTGATGGGGCACTCCGACCCATCTGGCCCAAGGAAAAACGCCCCCGAGGACTCGGACATGCCCATCGGCCCGCGCCGGCTCATGAACAGCGCGACGTCGTCCATTGCCACCAGCGACTCGGGCCAGACCAGCACGGTGGTCAAGTCGTAGGGGGTGATGGTGAAGTCGGAGGGGTTGGTGCCGTTCAACTTGAAGACGCCATCGGCCTTGAAAATCAGCACGGAGTCGCGAAGCGGCAGCACCCGATAGATGGGCTGATCCGGGTCTCCCGCCGTGTCGGAGTTCTCGAGCGGCGTGGCTTCGGGTTGGTTGTATTTCGAATAGGTGAGGCCCGCGGGGTCCGCGCTGTTGTCGGACTTCAGCGCGGCCGCATCCGTTGGCAGCCACTCGCGGTACGTTGCGCGCATGGCCGTGTATGTGTGGTTGGTGCTGGTGGCGTTGGGGCCGGACTCTGTATAGGTCCACGAGAGAGTGGTGACAGCGCCCACCGTCTTGATGCCGACCGGAAAGTTTGGGTCCGGGGTGGCGGTGTTCTCGAGGTCTACGAGGTCCCCCACCACAAAGGTATGCGCGACGGCCATGTTGGCGGTGACGGTGCCTGTCGTGCGCGAAAGCGACGTGCTGATTGCAGTGAGGGCCTGCACTTGGGCGCGAAACGCGATGGTCCAGCCCACCTGTCCGAGCGCCACATCCTCGATCAGCACCATCCCCGCGCTCTGGACGTCCGTGGCGAGCGAGTCCGCGCGCACGAGCACCTTCGGGTTGGTTTGCTGATTCACGATGCGACAGAAGCTCAGCGCCGTGTTCAGCACGCTGGAGGAACTGTAGAGAAAGGTTTTTGCGGCAACGTCCTCAGAGGTCCCCGCGGTGTACGTGTCAGACCCATTCACGCTGGTGATGACGACGGTGTCCCCAACTTTCATCCCATAGGTCAGAGTCACCTGAAGCAGTTGGATGATGAGCCGGTTTTTGTCCGTGGTGTTGGCGTAGATGGTCGTGCCCTTGAAGTTGCACAAGTCCAGCGCCATGGGCGGCGCGTCGTTCTCCTGGCTGATGCCCTGCTGGGTGGCGTTGGTGTAGAGCGCGGCGCCTAAGCGGGACTCGACGGTGGTGTCATTGAATCCGCAAAGGTTGTTGGTAATTTCGTCCGCCGTAATTTGGTGCTCGACGGCAAAGCTGAGCACATCGCTGGGTGGGGCATTCAAGTCCACCGTCATGGGTGAGCGGTAGGCGCGGATGACGAGGGCGGTGTTGCGCATCCAGCTTGGAAGGAAGTCAAAGAGGATGTTGACCGCCTTGATGCTCCCGCTCGTGTTCTGGACGATGACGGGGGCGGTGGGCGGCCCTTCGATGACGTGGCCAGTGGCGTCCACGATGCCCAACACAAACCGGTAGGCCACCTGCGTCCCGGTGGTGAACCACGTCGCCCCCGTGCCCGTCACCACCGACAGAAGCGGTTGGGAAGGGCGCGTAACGCCCGTGACGCGGGGCGTGGAGCTCAGGCCCTCGAGTGCCTGGATGCCCACGCTGCTCGTGAAGAGGAGCCTTTTGATGGCCTGCAAAAAGCGCATGGGCGCGCCGGGCGGCGGGGAGTAGCTGCCAGAATAGGCGCTCCAGCCCGCGCTGTATTTTTCGAGGGAAGTGCCCGCGAGCGCGATGAAAGTGGAGAGATAGCTCGTCAGCCGTGAGCCGCCCGAAAGCACGCTGTGCAGCGCATTTCCCCTCCGAGATGAGGCGAGGCCGGAATCGGGGATGACGCAGTTGTCCGCCATGGCGAGCCCCTCTTTGGGGGATGCGCCAAACGGATTGGGGCTGGTGAAGAGGCCGGGCTGAGCGGTGAGGAGCGCCTGAGGCATGGCTTAGGCCCCCCAGAAGCCCGGCCAACCTCCCACGGGCGAGGCGAGGCCATTGCCCACGGCCTTCTTGTTTCCGACAGACCTGGGCGAGAGGACCTTGCGCATCCGAAGGTCGGTCGCCTTGAGAAGTCCCGCCGCGGCGTCCAGGCCCTGGTCTGCCTTGATGGACTCGCAATGGATGGCAATCCACTGACGAAGGACCGGCACACACTCTTGCGGCACCTGGCAGAAAGGGGCCTGTCCCCGTAGCGCGAGGTAGTCCCCCACCGCGAGGCCCGTGGGGAGCGTGGTGAAGGTGACGGTGAGACCGGAAGGCGTTGGAAGGGCCGCCGCGCCGATGGTGGTCCAGGGGCTCGTGCCTCGAACGAAGTCGATGGGAGTCGTCGCCACCATGCCCGAGGGGAACGCGGTGACGGTGACGACGTTGCCCGCGATGTTGGTGATGTGCGCCGCTGCCGAGGTGAGGACGCACTGAGCGGGTCGCCGCTCGTACGCAAGGCGCAAATACCAACCCGTTGGGAGGGTGCCCAAGAGCACCAACTGGTCCCCCTGGAAGAAATACTGGCCGATGTTCCCGACCCATGGACTGGACAGCCAGCGGACGTTGTCCATCGGGTCCACTTGGCTGCAGTTGATGCGCGGTTGCGAATTGGAATCGAGGATCTGCACGAGCCGCACACGCCCGGCCACCGCATCGCCTGGGATGTTGAAGAAGTTGGTGCCACCTACGAGAAGCGTGTCTTGGGTGGTGACGAAATACTCAGAAAGCATCTGAGCAATCAGCGGGACGAGCCAACTCCCCATCTCTTCGTTGATGAGCAGAAGCAGGCTGGTGTCCGAGAAACGCGCGTCGCTGTCCAACAGGTCCGCTCGGGTGCGGATGCTGGCCAGGGTTTCATCCGCCGTCCACGTTGCCATGGCCCACCTCTGAATGCCCGCGGTGACGACCCTTGGGAGTCGGCGTTGGTGGCGGCGGCGGTGGTGTTGCCCGTGTCAGTGCCGGCGCAGCGGGCCAGCTCCAGCTACCGCCCGCAGCCCTCGTCTCGTCGTGCGGACTCCCAACGGCGTTGAATTGCGAGTCAGGGCTCACGACAAAGAGGGTCGCCACCTCGGTTTCATTGACGCTGGTGATGAGCGCGGCGAACAGCGTCACGCCATCGTCCGAGACGTAGCAGACCGGATCGCCAACCGCGGGAGTAGGAGCCGGCATCTAGTACCTCCGAAGCTTCTTCTTGGGCCGCTTCTCTTCTTCCTCTTCGGGCTTGTCTTCCTCGCCCGGCTCCGCCTCCTCCTCATCGCCGCCCAGAAGCTTCGCGAGCTCGTCCGGGCTTTCCAGCGGCTCGGCGTCCTTTCCCCCTTCGTCCCCATCCGGCTCGGGATGTTTTCCGCCCGTGACGATGGTGATGGTGACGCCGTGGTGAGGCTTTGAGGCCTCCTCGGGCGGCGCGTACTTTTTGCGCTTCTTGTCCGCCTCATCGGAGTTCATGTCCCCGAGGATGGCGTCGAGCGCGTCTTGAATGTGGGTTGGCAGCATTGTCTTTACGCGACCGTCATCAGCCTCATGCGGACAAACATGTTCGGCTTGGTGATGATGGGCTGGGCCTGGACCGCAGACGTGATGGCGTACCCTGCGGACGAGGGCACCCACACCACCATCTCGCCGGCGTCGGTGGACGTCCAAGGCTCCTTGTTGGTTCCCGCCACCAGCACCTCATCGAGCGGACCGGTGAAGCCGTCCTGGTCTGCCATGAAGGGATGCGCGCGCACCTCCGCTTTGACGTACCCAATGTTCAAGTCGATGGCGGGGAACGCGACGTCCACATCCTTGCCGCCCGCGGGCCAGTGGATTTGGCCGGCAACCTCCGCCACCAAGGAGCCAAACTGGTTGGCCGAAACAAACTGGCTCACTTTGGACTTGGGCAAAAATGCCATCGTTCTGCTGACGGCCTTGGACGCGACGGTCCGGCTGTAGTTCCCGCCCACGTTGTAGTCCTGGCCCTGAAGCGTGGGGAGCGCGGTGTTGTCGATGCCGAAGAAGTTGGTACCTCGGTACGTAATCTGACTGAGGAGGCCAAAGATGTTGCTGGCCGCCACGCTCCCTCCAGAGCCGTAACCGTAGATGGTGTCCGTGGTGAGAATGGCGCTGGCGTCCGTACCGTTCGCCGCGATGAGGTTGAGCGTGCGGGTGGCCATGTTGTAGCCCGCCACCACCGCGGGGCCGTTGGCGGTCCGCCGAGTGGTGCCGTTCGCCGCATAGACGTCCACCTCCGCGCCCAATAGGCCGTTGAGGAAGGCGTCCGCGCCACCCGCGAGCACCACCGCAACGTTGGTGGTGGCTGTCACCACTGGCGCGCCGTTGACCGTGGCCCAGGGCAGGCCGCCGTAGATGAATTCCAACTCCTCGCGGTTCATCAGAGACTCGCGAGCGGAGTCGAGCACCAGGTCGAAAGCCGAGCCATAGCTCACCTTGTCCCCGGCCGCGGTCTGGGTCAGTGCGTCCAGTCGGATGAGAGACTGAATGCTCAACACCGGGGGCGTCACCGCGGCGGGACTCACCGACATGGAGAGCGCCGCGCGGATGGAGGAGAGGCCGTAGCTGATGCCTTGCTCATTCTTCGTGCGCAGCGATACCTGGAGGGTGCGGCCCACCTTTTCAAAACCGCCCATCTCCAATTCGTTGACGAGGATGGCGCTCTCGACAGTGGTGTTAACGGCCTCAGGCGCCCAAACATCCTTGATGTAATTGGCCAGGTCAGTCGGCGTAGTCATGTGCTTTTGGTCCTCTAAAGTGAGTCCTTTCCATCCCTAGGGGATTGACCCTGTACCCACGACGTCCCCGGCCGGCATCTTCGCCAGTCCGCCAGGACATGGCCCTAGAAGCTCGCCAGCGGGCTTCCAAGCCTCTTTCCACTCGTGCCCCGAGTCTGGGTCCCCGGCAGCCACGGAAAGCAGGAGATGCGTCAGCTCGTGACTGAAGGCCGTCGTCCACACACACGGCGCCTTCGCTACGCGTAACTTGTAGTCAAACTGCTGCCCCTCGCACGTGGCCGCTCCTTCCGGACCGCCGTACCTTCCGACGCACACCCAGGCCTCGGCGAACACCTCCACACGGGCCGACCTGGTTGTGTCCGCCATCAACCAGAGCGGCAGGTCGAGCTCGGTGAGGCCGAAGAGAACGTGGAGCGCGGACGTGTCCAGGACTTCGGGTGAAAGCCAGTCTTGCTCCGGGCCTTCCAGCATCCCAATTTCAAGAAGCGGGGACTCCCACGCGAACGCTTGCCCATCATGGTCTGGACCGCACGAGGTGAGGAAGCCACCCAGGAGAGCGGGCCAAAGGCGGCTCATTTGCAACCCGCGTCTGGAACCAGCGCCTGGTCGCAGACCACCGAGTTCCGCCCGTTGCGACTGCAGCCCGATGGCCCCCCGCAGTCGAGGCGGACCAGTGCCCCATCCAGGCAAACGAGGGCGGACTTCGCATCGGTGGCGGGTCCGCAATAGACGTCACCTGTGACGCAGACATCGTCACGCTGGTGCTGACACTGGGACAGGAGGCCTACGAAAAGGAGCGCTTTCACTCTTGTGCGCCTCCTTGGGCGTTAGAAGGGCGTGAGAGCGGGCCTGAGGGCCGGGTTCGCTATCCATCCGTCCCAGGGGAGTGTGCTGTCATTGGCCCCGCCCAGCGTCATGTAGGTCGCCACGGGGAGAATGCGTTGAGCTGTCGCAGACCCAACCGTCACGCCGTCCCGAATGATGCTGGCGTTTCCCAGGCCGTCTTGAACCAAGGAGATGGCGTAGGTCTGCCGCGCCACCCACGGGAGAACGGCCGTTCCGAAGAGGGTGACGTCAACGCCGGTGTCCTGGATGCGCGCAGTCATTGCGCCGGTTGGTTCTACGAAGAGCGCGCAGCCGCCAATGCCGGTCGCACGGTCTCGAGTGTCGAAGAGGAAGTGGTAGTTGCCATCCGCCATCGCGGTGCGCGGGGTGAAGTTGCCGGAGATTCGAGACGCGGAAGGAATGGAGAGGCCCGAGAAATAAGCGACGTCTTTAGGGCACGTCACCGCGGCGCTGGTTGTGCTGACGTAGGAATGCGCGACGAGCCCGGCTTCTGCCTGATAGCCCCAGATGTGAACGTTCTTCCCGGAGACCGAGTAGGTGTCGAGCCACCCCACTTCGGCGTAAATAAACGTCGCCTGCGCCGTGAAGGTCGCCGAGTAACGCGCCCACTGCGAAGTGAGCTGAAACGAGACGCGAGCGACGGTCGAGCCGTTGTTGCAGGCGATGTCCAGCTTGTCGAAGGTTCCGGATTTAGCCCAGACGCTCAGCGTGTACTGTTGCCCGACTACCGTGGTGCCGAAGCCCTGGTACAGGATGGCCGTGGCCCCGCCCGCGACTGTGTTCTGGCTCGCGGTCAGGACGTCCGCGGTAAGTGTTCCATCGGGCGCTACTACCGTGTCCGGGGTCACCGTGGCGTCCGAGAGCACCCAGGTCTGAAAGGCCTGAGAGGGGAAAATCAGGTTGATGATGGCCGGCTCAATCAACAAGCCCCGGGCGTCGATGATGGGGACGTTGGCCGCCGCAAGCGTGGCCGTCCCATCCCCGGGCTCTTTGTATTTCGTCCCCGCCCGAGTGAAGGTGAGGGCGTCCCACGGAATGAGGCCCGGGGTTCCACCCTGGCCACCCTGCCAAGCCGGGGTCCAGCCTGGTTTCCACTGCTGCCATGCGGGCAACATCGGCGGCCCTATTCCTTCTTCAGCTTGTTGGTGCGGCGAGTCTCGGCGGCCTTGATGGCGCGCTCCTGTGCCAGGGCCTTCTCCTTGGTGTGGTGGTTCCCAAGAAGCTTCGTCCCATCTTTACTGTAGAGCTTGAAGCGGCCCAGGCCGTCTTTCCGAAGCATTGTGGAAACCTCCCATTAGAGGAGAAGCAGGACCTTGGCGTTGAACGCAGTGCCCGCGGTCCCAGCGGCAATCGAGATGAGGGTCTGTCCGGGCAACAGACACACCATGCACGCTTGGCCCTGGGGAACCACGAGGTCCTTCAGTGGATCCGCAGTCACCGCCGCGATGTCCGTCTCGCTCCTGAGGAGCGGCGTTGCGGTGATGGCGATGTCCTTATCCGCCTGCACCACGTAGCGGCCACCGGGCTGCAGCAGGAAAGTGGTAGCGGTGGTCTGGTTTGTCTTGGCGGTTCCATCCGAGCTCGCGATGACGCCGACGCGGGCGGTGATGCCATTTACCTCGCTCAGGATGCTTGCGGTGGTGTTGCTTCGCATCAGCCGATACCTCTCTTGAAGGCCTCAGCGAGCCGGAGACTCTCCTCCGCCGCCGTGCGCCGTTTGGGATGGCCGTTGGTCTCCGTTTTGGGCGGCGGCTTGGGCGTGGACTTCGCGCCCTTGGACTCGGCAAACAGCTTGACGAACTCCTTTCGGAACTCCGGCAACTTGTCCGAGGCCGCCCAGACATGTTTCGCGGAGAGGCCCTGGAGCCAGTCCTGGAAGTTCTCGACCATCGTCTCGCGCACCTCCGCGGCGAGGACAGTCGGGTGGATGGGCAGGCCGTGCGTACTGTTGAAGCGAAACTTCTCGATGATGAGGTTTCGCACAAAGTTGGATGCGCTGAGCTGCCCGACCTTGATGGTTTCATCAACGGTGGCCTTTATCCGCGCCACCGCCTCCTCTTTCTGCTGAGCCTTGGTCGCTTCCTGCGTCTTCTTGTGGGCGGCCGCCTCCGCGGCTTCCTTCTCGGCAAGCATGGCCTTGAGCGTCTTCAGCTCTTTGCCCTCGGGAGTCAGGGTCTCCTCGTCCGCCTCCTCGTCGAGACGCTTGGCGAACCGGGCAACCGCCCGCTCGTCCATGTCCAGGCCCAGCTCCTTGAGCGTGCCCTCGGGGTCGCTCTTTAGTTTCTCGAGGAACTCGGCGTACTCGCGCTGAGCCTTTTGCGCCTCGTACATGACGGAGGAGTTTTGCGAGGCGATTTCTAGAATCTGGTCCTCGGGCAGTTCCACCTCCCGGTCCGCCAGCTTCATCTTCAGGCGGCGCACCTCGGCGGCCTGGGCCGTAGCCTGGGCTTCGGGCTTGGTTTCCTGGGCCGCCGCCGCAACTGGGGGTTGAGTGGCCGCCGGCGTTCCGTTGGGTGCGCCAGGAGGTGGAGGAGCATCAGCCATGCCCTCCCCTAGGGAATGCTCAGCCCGGGTGCTGCGGCTGACCCGTCACGGGGGACTTGGGTTGCTTGGGAAGACTCGGCAACTGCGCCATGCGTTGAGGCCCAGCACCGCCAGCTACCGCGGCTGGAGATCCGCCCGGCGGTGGGGGTGGAGGAACACTGACGCTTAGGCTCGACATGGGGACGCTTTGATTCTGTGGCGGCGCCGGCGGGGGCGGAGGCGGTGCCGGCCGTGCGCCTGGAGGTGCCACGGGTGGGCAACTCTCCTCAGGCTGCTGGAGCATCCACTCGTGCTGCCAGATGTGCTGCTGCAGCACGGACATGCCCTGAGGGTTTCGGGCTTGTTTCTGGGCACCCACCTCCAGCCTGTGCCGGTTGATGTGCTCCTGGTGGGGATCGGCAAACGTGACGGGTGGATTGACGCCCCCAAGCAATTGCTCGTTCTCTTCGCGGATGAGCAATTGGGCGAATTCGGTGGGGTCTGTGACGGCCTCGAGCTCGCCGGTGCGGAGAATTTCAAGGTACTGCTCCGCAGAAATCAGCCCCTTTGCGAGAAGGTCCCCGGCCACTTGCAACCGCCCCGCCATGGTGTTGGTGACGGTGGAGCTGATGGAGCACTGGGCCATTGAAACGCCCTGAAGGTCCGTGGACTGCCACTCCTTCAGCATCGCCTGCTTGTTCGGGCCGACAATCCGCGTCACGCGCGGGCTGTCCACCATGGTTTTCAGGATGCCGAGCAGGCCGTTGGCGCATTTCTCGTAAGCGTCCGTTGCCGAGCGTTGCAAGTCGGATGTGAATTGCCGGGCCTGCTCGACCGCGAGGGCCTGAGCCGCGCCGCTCCATTCCACGGGTGCTTGCCCGCGCACGGATGCGTTGACGCCCGAGCCGAGCTCCATGCCCTTCTCGAGAGACTGCATCGTCTCGAACACCCAGGACTGGGTGCCGGGGGTGGCCAACACCTCGGGCTTGGCGTTGGGGATGTTCTCGGGTGGGTCGATTTCGAGGTAGCGGATTTTCCCCGCCAGCTCGGAGGGGTTTACGCCCGAGCCCTTGAAGCCCACCATGACGCCATAGCCCCACGTGGCGAGGTTGGAGACGCCGACCGCGTAGCCTTCCTCCAGGCCCTTGTGCAGGCCCAGTTGCATGGGAAGCGGTGAGCGGCCTCGAGGCGTTCCAATTTCAGAGCCCGCGCTGATCCGGTACACCGGAAGGTGGTCCCCGTACGGCAGCGGGCCGCTGAAAACGCAGGTGCGGTCATCCAGGATGATGGCAAGCTTCCCCTCTGGAAGCGCCCGCGTCTTTCGGTGGCAGAGGATGAAGATGCAGCATTGCTCTGACGCCTCGTGGTGACGCTGCCAGGGTCCAAACGTCTCGGGCCAGCGGAACTCGGAGCGGTTGTCCACCATCTGCCGCCTTATTTCATCCGCGTACGCCGGCCACTGGGCCATGAGGTCGGCCTTGTTGACGAAGCGCCGCAAGAAAAGCCACGGCCGCTCACCCGTGCCGCGCCAATCCAAGTCGAGCGGCACATCAAACGGCGTATAGCTGTCTACCTCCAGGTCCCCGAGATATTGGGCCTCGCCCGTGTCGGGGTCTGGCACGGGCAGGCCATCCACGGTGAAGACGCTGCCGCCGGTTTCGTTCCAGAACTGGGAGAAGTACCCATCTCCCATGACGACGGCGGCGGCCACCGCGGCGGCCCAGCGTTCCTCAACGTGTTTCTCTTTGAAGAAGTAGGGGATGAGGTCGTCCCCGAGCAACACCGCCTTCTCCGCCATCGTGTCGGTGCTCGCCGGTAGGCACTCGATGCCCGGGCGGTTGGCCGTCGTCATCACTATCAACGACTGGCAATAGGCCGCGTACGCGGTGCTCTTCAGCTTGTTGGCGGTGCCCCCCTTCGCGTCAAAAACGGTGAGGACGTCGGAGGCATCAAACGCCTTGTCCGGCGTCGCCATCCCGTTGTAGGTGCGCCAGGACTCGAGGGCGCGCCGGTAATAAGGGACTTCTCTCCAGTGGCAATAGAAGTGGTGGATGCGGCGGTAAGCCTCTTTTGCCAGTTCCCGCCCGTCTTTCGCCGCCCAGTAGTCCGGCTCTTGTTCTTGCCTGTCCTTGAGGACGATGACGGGGGCGAGCTGTTGAGCATCCATGCCCTCCCCTAGGGGACGCGCACCTCACAGTAAGTTGCGCCGCCCCAGTCGCTCAACCCGGGACGGCGCCCCAGAAAGGAATGCAAGGCCGATCTACCACTCTGTTACTTGCAAGGTCACTTGCTGGCCCACCCGGAGAAAGCGTTGTGGATGGCCTTGGCTTGCTCACTGGGTTGCGCGGGTACGCCATTGGCCCCCCAGGTTTTGGGGCCTGGGGTGTTGCCGAGGTAGGGCCTCGGGTCTTCATCCAGGCGCACCCGGTTGGTTGCGAAGGTGAGGGCCGCCAGAAGGTCAAAGTGTCCCAAGATGGGGTCTTCCTTGTACCGAAGCACGCCGTTCTCGGTGGTCTGCTTGGCCCAGGTGCCTTTGTAGAGACACCCCACGAGCTTCTTGCAGCGCGGGTGGATAACCACCTTCCCGTTCTTCACGTGCGTACGCAGACGGTTGGCGAACGCGCGCACGTCCTTGTGGCCCACAGTGTGAAACACGACGCCGTCCTTTTGAAGTTGCGCCTGCACCTCGGGGGCGTTGTCCATGTAGCGATAGTGGACGGGATGCTCCCCCCACAAGTCCCGCTCCTTGGCCTTGATGAGCGGGGCCAGGTCCGTGGTGGTGGTGCGGACCACGTCGATTTCATCCTCGACCACGATGCGCGCCCGCTCGAAGTCCACGTGTCCGAAGAGGACGCCCGTGTGGTGGGTAAAGCCGGGGTCCAGAGTCTCCCAGCGGAAGCTGTACTCGGGGCGAAGCGTCTCGCGCACCACTTCCTTGGCCAGCTCGGGGTTCCACTCGGGCACCACGGAAGATGAAGTATCGAAGACGAGCTGGTTTAGAAACTCGCGACGGAAAGCGGGGGTGTCTTCCCCGCCACACTCCTCCACTGCCCTGCGTCGCTCCCGCTCAATCCGGAAACGCTCCTCGTCCGTGTCCCAGGTCCGCTCGTCAATGGTGCGCTCGATGCAACTGCCATTGGCCCGAGCGTCATTCAAGAAGTCGAGCACCTCGTGGTTGGGCTCATCCGGGGAGGAGGAGAGCATGATGACGCGGCCCCCCGGGCTTCGCATTGTCATCGGGCCAAGCACGGAGCGGACCACGTGCCCAAGTTTCGTAATCCAACTGCACTCGTCGATGACCGTCAGGGTGGAGCGAGCGCCGCGCACGTGTTTGTAGTTGCCCCGGTCCACGCCGGACACGCGGATAAGGGAGGTGTTGGGAAAGCGGAACATGTTGTCCGTGCCCACCCACCTGGGCAAGAGGGCCGCCGGACAGTCCGCCGTGAGGTCCTCCATGGATGGCAGAAGCGCCTCTTTGATGCCGTCCGCGGTGGCCGCGACGTAGTGGACGTAGGCGCCCGGCTGCTTGATGCAGTGTTCGAGCATGAGGACGCCGGCAAGCCACGTCTTACCGATGCGCCGGCACGCGAAGAAGAAGGCGCGCAACTCCGGTGGGAGGGCGTCAAACTCCGCCAGCATGTCCCGCTGGGTGCGCTCTAACTTGCCGGGGAGGTCTCGGATGTTGCCGCGTATCCACGCCTCCCGGACGTGGACCGGGATGAAGCTGTCTCCGCCTGGCGCGAGCGTGAGCCTGGAGCGGAGGCCCCTACGTTTTCGGGGCTTCGGAGGCATGGCCTTGGAGGACTTGGCGCAACTGTTCGTCCGTCAAACCGCCGAGGGGACGTTCTTCGTCCTGCTCGGGCTGATAGATGCCCAAATACAGAACAAGCTTCTTGGCCTGGTCCAGGGTGAGCTCGTGCTCCTTGGCCGCCGTGTGCATGTGCTCCAGGTCGAGCGCGACGATGGCCTGGGCGAGGGTGGCGCTCACTTCCAGGCCGCTCCACTGCCCACCGCGTTGGTGAGGGACTTAACCGCCTTGTCCAAGTCTTCCACGCGGGCTGTTAGCGTTTCTTGTGCTTTCTGGTGTCCCTCCGTGGCACTCCGCAGGCGTTGCACCCGCTCCCACCGTGACAGCGCCTGATGGCCCAGGACGATGGCCATGCCGCCCAGTGCGAGGGCGATGGAGGCCAGTCCCAACCGGAAGCCGAGAAACAGCCGCGGCAGCAAGGCGTAGGCCAAAACCATGGCGACGGTCCGCACATCGCGGAGGGCCAGGAAAAGGGAGTGGAGGTGCTTCAAGCTGGCGCTCTCGGGGTGAGATCGGTGGACAAGAGAGGGCCTCGTCCGTGGGGGCCGAAAGTGGACAGGTGGCTAACCCCTTGTCCTTGGAACCCAGGGGATACAGAGCGCGCCCACACACCAGGGGGCCGCGGATTCACCTCCAGCCATTCCAGAAAGTACGCGGCGGCGTCCGCAGTCATGAGGCGCACTCGCCGGTCTACCCCGGCCTTCTTGCTCCTCCCCTTGCTCAGGCCCAGCTGGTTTAGGCCTGAGCCGAACTCCTTGAAGATGGGTAGGCAACTTTGGCCCAGGCTGTAGCCCGCCGCGAGGAAGTGCCGATAAAGGTCCACTCCTTCGATGGCCCTCGTCCGCCCTGGGAAGACACTGTACTCAAGCGCCCAGGCAACCACCGCTCCCCAGCCGGACAGGCGCCGCTCGAGCTCGCGCACGGGCTCCGCCTTGAGCATGGCGCGCAGCTCCTCGTCCGTCAGGTGTTCGAGCGGTCTAGGCACGGCCTGCGCACTGTAACATCGCCCGGGCCGCCGCCCTTTACCGGCAGGCCGTCACTGCGTCTTGGGCAACGCTCACGGGGACGTTGCTGGCGTTGATGTCCGCGCACGAGTAGCGGTCCGCGATGTACAGCCAGGAGCATTGACACTGCGATGTCGTTCCGCCGTGGGAGACGCAAGAATTCACGGACGTATTCTCGAGCGCGGTGTCCTTGCAAAGAGGACCGCCGCAGCCGAGGAGCGCTACTGCCAGCAGCAATATTATTCGCATGCCGGGCAGGAAATGTCGGGCTCCAGCCTGGGGCAAGTTCTTGTCTGGTGCTTGTGCTGAGCCGTCGCTCACCGAACATTTCTAGCCATGTTTCACCTGGGGACGGTCCGGCTCGATGAGGTAGCAGCGCTTTCGGGCCTCATAGTCGGCGTAGATGGCCCGCGCCAAAGGTGAGCGCGGCTCCACCAGGTCTTGCCCGTCGTAGCGCCAGCGGTTCTCGACGATGTGCTCCATCGCCCGCGCGAGCCAGGCCCGGACCCCCGGCGTCAGCTGGTCCACGTAGTCCAAGTCCATGAGGCCCCGGTTTTGAAGCTTCAGGCCCTCGCCCCGAAGAAGCCGGGCGGCGGCGGGCGTGAGGGTCGGCTGACCACCCGTCACACCGTTGGGACGCCGAGCAGGCTCATACCCCTGGCCATAGAGCCACATGTGGAAGCGCACCCAGGGGCCGGCTGCCTCGAAAAACTCACCTAGAGCGTGCGTTTCGTCCACCTCTTCCAGGGCGGCCAAGGGGAGGAGGAGGATGACCTTTCGCCCTTCGCGGATTTCGAGCGTCTGCGTCCGGCACGTGTGGCCTTGGTGGTGGTAGTGACGGTACTCCCATCCGGGTGGCCGGATGGCGGCGGACAAGCGCCGTTGGCTGTAGAACCAGACAAACATCTAGCCCTCTTTCAGGCGCCGCAATTGTCTCGTCAACCTCGCGTTGTCCTCATGTAGCCGCCGATTCTCTTTGTCGCGAGCCATCGCGTAGTGGTGTGGCTGGGTGAGCCGCTGCCACCAGCGTTTCAGCCACGAGCCAGGCAGCGGCCCTTGCGTCAGGGATTCAATCCGCGCCGCCGTCGTCGCCTTCACGCGGGCGAGCTCGAGCAGGTCCAACTGATGCACGGACTGGATGGCCAGCTCCAGCGGCGTCATGCGCTGCCTCGGCCGTAAACGAGGCGGTGTGTCTGGGGCGCAACGTCCCCCCGGTTGAAATGAAAGTGGGCGGTGAGGCCATAGACCTGGAGCACCGTCACGAGGTTGATGAGGAGCACGCGAGCGGCGTCATACACATCCGCCCGGTAGTCGTTTTCGTCCTCGCCCTTTTGAAACTCCACCCGGCCGCCCTTGGAGTCCCGGACGGTGAGAACTCCACCCCCTCGCTTGAACTCAAAGTGCGCCTCCGTGAGCCTTTCTGCCAGCGCATCCAGGGACGGGCGGCTCCTCTTGGCGGATGGGCGAAAACGGGACGGGTGGCTTGAGCCCATGGACATGCCAAGGGGCACGCTCGGGGAAGTGCGCGCTGGGACGAGCGGCCCGCGCACACGGTAGCACGCCCCGTCCGCACCGTTGTCGGGAGCTACATCAATCTAATCGGGAGCGATGGCGGTTTAATCGGGACGAACCGGCCTCTTCTCGGGAAAATCGAGCCCGCTATCGGGATCCCCTCCTCTGATGCGCACCGCGGACCCCCCGGAAACACCTAGGGAGCGGTGTGAAGACTCTCTTCCTCGTCTCGTGGCTCGCATCCTGCCAACATCAGCGGAACGACTTGTGCGTGGAGGGCGACGCCTACTGCGGGCCGCGCGGCGACGACAAGTC